CTGCCAAAGTTGTTGGCCCAGCTCAAAGACATCGACCAGAGATTACAAGCCTTGCGGGACCAGAAGGCCGCTGGAAAACAAATGAGACAACAGCAAAAATACGGCACACCTGCCACAGATCCTGCGGCTGCCGCAAAGATAGCGCCTAGACTGGATCGCATAAAACCCGCCACCAAGACACTGGAAGAAGCCACGGATCCTTTCCTGGACAATGCGGCCCGTGAGTTGCTGGCCTTGGCCTTCATGGTTGGTGTTCCATTTGCCATAGCGGCCTATCAACGAGTGCGCAACAGCCTGGACCGTTATCGCGGGCAACAGATCATACAGGCCCTGATCAAGCGTGGTGTGAAAATGGATCGCGAAACCTACCTTGCAACACGGCCTGTGCTGGACCAGTTTGAAGACGCAGTGGAGGCCAACGACGGTGCCCGTGCCAGTGCCTTGGCACAGCGCATAGAACAAATGATAGTCATGGGCAAGTTGCGTGAAAAAGAACCTACTGCCGCGGATGATGCATTGGCCGCAAAGACACGCGAGCTGGAAGAAAATCTGAAACAGTGGTTCAAACAAAAGTGGGTGCGTTTCGGTCCTGACGGCAAGATCCGTGGTCCATGTGCCCGTGGTTCCAAATCTGAAGGCAAACCAAAATGTCTGCCACAGGCCAAGGCACAGGCTCTTGGCAAGAAAGGCCGTGCGAGCGCGGCGGCCAAGAAGCGCAGAGAAGATCCCGATCCCGAACGCAGAGGAGCCGCAAAGAATGTGGCCACCAAGGTACGGGAAGCGGCATCACCAGCACAGCAGGCCGCCATAGCCATTGCCATGAAACGGGCCGGCAAGAAGCCAAAATCCGTGAGCGAAGGCATTCCTTTTGATCAGTGTCCTGCATGTGGCGGTCCCATAGTACACATATCCCTGTTGAGTGAAAAACAAGACGCCTGCTACCACAAGGTAAAAAGTCGTTACAAGGTCTGGCCGTCGGCTTATGCGTCGGGTGCGCTTGTTCAGTGTCGTAAAAAAGGTGCCGCCAACTGGGGCACAGGAGCCAAGAAAAAATGAAAACCTACAACTTTGAAGTGCAGTGCGCCAGCGGCGCAGTCAAGACTTTTACCTGCAAGGCCGACGATGAACGTGAGGCCCTGCGCTTGTTGCGCAAATTTGCCCGAGAAAACTAAAGCCGAGACCCGTGAAAATCAGTGATTTCAAAATTGTCAATCATGTCAAGCTGGATGAAATATTGACTGAACTGTGTGATCTAGTCATACAAGGACAACGCAAGCGCCTGGATCTGGGCATGGTGGGTGCGGCCTTGCTGGACCCTGACAACAACTGCGTGGTGGGCATAAACTATCCCACTGCATCGGGACAGCGTGTGCATGCTGAACGTGCGGCCATAGACAGCTACACTGCTAGATTTGGCCCGGTGCCAGCCGGCAGCATAATGATCACCACACTGAACCCCTGCCATCTGTCCATGGCCGAGCGGGTGGGAGACAGTTGCTCCAGTCTGATACAGGCACATGGCATACACAAGGTCTACTGCGGTTACAGAGATAGTGAACAGGTGGATGCGAACAAGACTTTTCATCTGCAGGTGACCAAGAATGCCAAGCTCAATGCCTTGTGCCGCGCTTTTGCCGGCACGTTCCTACAACAACTGGATGAACTCAGCTTTCTAGGCAGCACCTGCACCCGAGACTGTTCAGGTCATAGAGCCGGCTATGCCTGGTCGAAGGCACGAGCCGGCGCCAAGGTACCCATGTCCCGGAGTTCCAGCTTCAACAAGGGTGCCGCACTGCAAAGGGCCGGCAAATGACATTCTTGGTGGCCAACATTCCTCCGGTGAAATGTTTTGTGCGGCGCGAGTTCCTGTACAATCACACCAAGGGACACGGTGAACTGGAACCCTGTTACTGGGTCACGGCCAAGGCCATCAAGGGCCAGGCCTTCAGGATCGAATGCATGCTTACCGACTACGGTGCCTTGTATGACAAGTTGCCTATCAGTGCCTATGTGTGGAAGCCAGTGGCACCAACAGAATATCTCAGTCTGGATCATCTGCAGATCTGGGATTGCTTGGGCTATGACATGGCCGTGATAGAAAAATCAAATCTGCGTGGCCTCAAGGTCAAATACTATGGCAAGGATAAAAACTTCCATTTTGGACAGTACCTGTTTACCATAGACTTTGCTGCTCCGGATTCGAACCGACTGGATGTCACCTTTACCGAAGGTGTGGAAGAGCACAAGAGCTACAACTTCATACGCCTGGACAATGGACAGTTTGCCTGCCAGCCCAACAATCGTTGCTTATGGTATGATGTGAGCCTGGTACCGGCTGTGTTGAAAACTCCAGATTTCAAGATACCCACCACAGTTTACAGCGTGGAGCACCTGGCCAAATGGTCAGCCGGTGGCGAAGATAGCTGGTTCTACCGAGGCACCGACACAGAATAGAATTTGGCCTTAGGACCGAATGGCCGGCTGCTGGCCTGGCACTACGATTCGCTACCGTGGAGTCAAAAGTGAGCAAACTCGCTTGACTTCTGCAAAAAATCCTGTATAATTGTTTGAATAAAAGGAGAAATCTATATGCCAGCAAAAAACTTCAACGCAGAACAAACCAAAAAACTCAACCAGGTCATCAACGAAGGCATGACAGTCATGCATGAAATCGAAACACTCACAGGTGGTCTCAATGACACAGTCAAGGCCATTGCTGAAGAACTTGAAATCAAACCCAGCGTGCTGAAAAAAGCCATACGCCTGGCTCACAAGAGTGAATTTGGCCGAGAACAACAGGATCATGAGTTGCTGGAGCAAATTTTGACCACTGTGGGCAAGACTCTGTAGTCTGGCATGATTATTTGTTTTCCTGGCGGTGCTGGAGGAAATTGGTTAAAAACTGTCATTGACAACGAGCCAACTACACACAGAAACCAACTTAACTTCCACCGACACACAATTAAATCTGATGTGCGTTTGACACATTCACTAAATCAAACAGAATTTGATTGTCTCTACAGTGGAAGTTATTATTTTAATTTCTATGTGAATGTGATGTACAAACATTTTTATGCTGAAACAGATCTCTTTACCCACATTAAATATAAAGAGTATTATACCAAGTGTGTTTCAACTGCAAGATACATTTGCTTGTTTGATACCATTAAGGATCTGATACGTTTAGATTTTGATCGTTTGCTAAGTAATCCAGAAAGTTTTTATCAGTCCTTGCAACAACAGGTGCCTGGTTGGGACATGGATTTTTCAGAGTTTTCCTATCGCAGAACAGATTTTTTCAGCACGTTTGTGGAGACCGAAAGCCTGTTTGAAAATTTTGACAGTCAGTTTTGGGTGACCTTTGTGTTGGGACAACTCATGAACTACGATATATATCCGCAAGACTTTAGTATCTATGATCCCAGCACCCAACATCTATCATCCCAGTTTGCTCAGGACAACTATAAATTTTGTCAACTTAAAAACAACCATAATTTCAAAACTGGAGTGATATTGCCGACCTTGTTAGAGAAAGATTAACAAAAACTTGTGCTTGCAAGCAGAATTAACTAAATTATTGTGTACACAGAGTCGTTCACATTAAGAACATGAATCATGGCAGACCAGCCATAACTGGAGAAAGTATTGAGTTACATTGACGCACTATTTGATCGTGAACACGATCGCATACATGTGGTTGAGCGCAGGGATGGCGAACGTCGCTATCAAGAATACGCACCCAACTATACATTCTACTATGATGACCCCCGCGGCAAGTTTGTCAGCATATATGGCACGCCAGTCAGCCGCTTCAGCACACGCAACAACAAAGAGTTCCGACGAGAGATCCGCATACAGTCAGGCAAGCAGTTGTATGAAAGTGATATCAATCCCATATTCCGTTGCCTGGAAGAAAACTATAAAGGGCAAGACGGTCCTCGACTAAACGTAGCGTTCTTTGACATCGAAGTAGACTTTGATCCAGAACGTGGATTTAGTAGACCCGAAGATCCATTCAATCCAATTACAGCCATAAGTGTGTACCTGGGTTGGGTAGATAGACTGATCACACTTGTGGTTCCGCCGCGACACATGACATGGGAAACTGCACAGGAAATCTGTGCTGAGTTTTCGGATACCTTGTTGTTTGAGCGTGAAGAAGACATGCTGAAAACCTTCTTGGACATCATCGAAGATGCTGATGCCTTGAGTGGGTGGAACAGTGAAGGTTATGATATCCCCTACACAGTAAATCGCGTGACCCGTGTGTTGTCAAAAGATGACACACGTAGATTCTGCCTGTGGAATCAGCATCCCAAGGAACGAACCTTTGAACGTTTTGGCACGGAAAATCAGACTTACGATTTGATTGGTCGTGTACACATGGACTATATGCAACTGTATAGGAAATACACCTATGAAGAACGACACAGTTATAGTCTTGATGCCATCCTGGAATACGAAGGCCTGGAAGGCAAGACCAAGTTTGAAGGCACACTAGATGCCTTGTACAATCAGAACTTCAAGAAGTTTATTGAGTATAACCGGCAGGACGTCAACGGTCTTGCACAACTGGACCGGAAACTAAAGTTCCTGGACTTGGCCAATACCCTGGCACATGAAAACACTGTTTTGCTACAGACCACCATGGGCGCTGTGGCTGTGACTGAACAGGCCATCATCAACGAAGCACACGAACGTGGCCTTGTGGTACCCAATCGCAAAGAACGTTATTCAGATGACGACACTGCTGCCGCAGGTGCTTATGTGGCCTATCCCCGCAAAGGCATACACGAGTATGTGGGGTCAATAGATATCAACAGCCTGTACCCCAGTGCCATCCGAGCACTCAACATGGGACCCGAGACCATCGTGGCCCAGCTCAGACCCATCATGACCGAACGCTACATTGCAGACAAAATACGTTCAGGATCAAGTTTTGCTGCCGCCTGGGAAGGCCTGTTTGGCAGCCTAGAATACACTGCTGTGATGGAACAAAAGCCCGGCACCGAGATCACCATAGACTGGCAGGATGGTGCAGAAAGTGTACACAGCGCCTCTGAGATTTGGCACATGATCTTTGATTCGAACCAACCCTGGATGATCACTGCCAACGGCACTGTGTTTACCTATGAGCGTGAAGCAGTTATTCCCGGCCTGCTCAAACGTTGGTATGCCGAACGCCAAGACATGCAGGCCAGGTTAAAAGAATGCAAGGATCCTGCTGAAGAAGAATACTGGGACAAGCGTCAGTTGGTCAAAAAGATCAACTTAAACAGCCTGTATGGTGCTATCTTGAATCCCGGTTGCAGATTTTTTGACAAACGCATCGGACAGAGCACCACACTCACAGGTCGTGCCATTGCTCAACACATGGATGCCTATGTCAATGAATGTATCACTGGCAAGTACGATCATGTGGGCGAGGCCATCATCTATGGTGACACAGATAGTTGCTATTTTTCTGCTTATCCTGTGCTCAAACCTGAGATTGAAGCCGGTCGCATGACCTGGAGCCGAGACATTGCTGTACAACTTTACAACAGCATCGCAGATCAAGTCAATGAAAGTTTTCCTGGATTCATGGAACAGGCATTCCACGTGCCACGTAGCATGGGTGAGGTCATACGTGGTGGTCGTGAACTTGTGGCTAGCAAGGGTCTGTTTATCACCAAGAAGCGTTATGCTGTCATGTACTATGACAAAGAGAACAAACGTGTGGACACCCACGGTGAGCCTGGCCGAGTCAAGGCCATGGGGCTGGATTTAAAACGCAGTGACACGCCCAAGGTCATCCAGGACTTCCTCAGCGAGATACTCAATGATGTACTCACAGGTGCCACTCGCGACGAAATCATTGAAAAGATCCGTGAGTTCAAATATGTGTTCAAAGAGCGTCCAGGTTGGGAAAAAGGCAGTCCCAAGCGTGTCAACAACCTGACCAAGTATGCCCGAGAGGAAGAACGACAGGGCCGAGCCAACATGCCAGGCCATGTGCGTGCGGCCATCAACTGGAACAACTTACGCAGAATGAACTCAGACAAGTACAGCATGCAGATAGTGGATGGCATGAAAACCATTGTGTGCAAGCTCAAGTCAAATCCGCTAGGTTGGACTAGCATAGGTTATCCCACAGATGAGACCAACTTGCCTGTCTGGTTCCGGGAACTACCCTTTGATGACTCAGACATGGAAGCCACTGTGGTGGATCAAAAGCTAGACAACTTGTTGGGTGTGTTGGGCTGGGACCTGGCTGCGGCAACCAACACCGAAAACACTTTCCAGACCTTGTTTGAGTGGTGACATGCGACTCAGTGAACTTGTCAACTACATGAACCTGCTGGATGTGATGTCTACCGTGGGCACCGCACAACAAGCTGACCAAGATCTTGCCAAGATCACACATGTGGTATCAGCCTCGGCCATACAACTGTCACAGTTCAGTGCTGTGCTGACTCAACGACAAAATCAAGTTGCCGATGCCTTGCGACAGTATGAGTCTGACTTGGTCACGTTGAAACACACCTTGCGTGAGCTGATCACCACTACCGAAAAGCCCTGGTTTGCAGAAAGTTACAGGCTCTACGAGCAAGAGATGTTGCATGAAACCACCGAATACATCCTGGATCGTCGTCCTGAAATATCTGCCGAAACAACTCAGTTCTATCGCACTAGACTAACACGCCACAACGGCTGGCATCATGCGGCCATGATCATACGTCCCGGACGTGAATCATTCATACATGACTTGCTGGCCTCGGACCCCTTGTACCTGGTAGACGAAAGCCACGATCTACTAGAGCCGGCCATGGCACAGTTCAACGAACAGTATCAGCAACGCCTGCGACCCTACGTCATCCAGGAACGGTCTGACACGGCCATCCTGGAGCAGTTGCCCAAGAGCCAGTTTGGTCTGGTATTTGCCTACAACTTTTTCAACTTCCGGCCCTTTGAAGTGCTCAAACAATATCTCACAGAAATCTATCAAAAGCTCAGACCAGGTGGCACCTTGATCATGACATTCAATGACTGTGATCGGGCCAAGGCAGTGATGTTGGTTGAACAACACTACTGTTGTTACACTCCGGGCTATCTGGTACGTGAATTGGCCCAGAGCCTGGGCTACGAAATAGCCTTTGCTTGGACTGATCAAGGTCCCACTACCTGGTTGGAACTGCAACGGCCCGGTCTACGGCCTAGTCTGCGTGGTGGACAGGCCTTGGCAAAAATCTTGCCCAAACCCATTGCAGAATCTAAATAAACCCCGTATAATCAAACACAAGGAGAAATATCAATGAGAGACCATTTATTAGACTTAGTAGAACACACACATGACCTGGGAGTTATTGACCTGGTCAAGATCACCGGCGACGACAAGACCACAGTGATCAGCGGCTTGGCCGAAGATCGCAAC